ATATAGGGACAACTGCGGATGTAATTACTTCGGCAATGAACGCCTATGGACAAGCGAATTTAAGTGCAAGCCACGCCTCAGATGTATTATTTAAAACAGTTGAAAAAGGAAAAACTACTATCCCCGAATTAGGTGCTTCACTTGGTATGGTAATGCCATTTGCATCATCTGCCGGGATGTCGCTTGAAATGGTTGGGGCGAGTATGGCTCAGATTACAAAGGGTGGTGTTTCAACGGCAGAGGCGACAACGGCTTTGAAGGGGGCGATTGTTGCTCTTGATACGCCGACAAAAGGGGCACAAGCTGAGATGAAAAAATTGGGGTTTGAGATAAGCAGAACGGCTGAAGGCAATCTTGATTTTGAGGCAACAATGGAAGACCTTGCTAAGCTTGATTCCAAAACAATTAGTAAATTTGTTCCAAATATTCGTGGTCAATTAGCAGTTAAATCTATTACAAAAGATATGGTTGATTTCGGGGCAACTGTTAAAAGTTTTAATGGAATAGCCGGGGTAACAGATAAAGCGGTTGCAAAAGTAAATTTATCTTTAGGTCAACAATCAAGAATGTTAAGGGAAAATCTTAAATCAGGGATGATTGAACTGGGTACAGAGATTGGGAATAAATTTCTTCCGGCAATCGGGCTTATTAATAAAAAACTTCAAGCGGTTGGGAAAATCGGATGGGGAGTAGTTGGCAAAAGAATTGTTGATAATATGGGTGCAATATGGAGTGCGATGGTTGAAACAAGCGGGGTTATGATTGGTCGGCTTGCGGATATTTTACCCTCCCATTTATGGGAATCCTTGAAATTGATGTGGGATATGATAAAAAAAGTCGGAGTGTTTTTATGGGAACCGATTGCAAAAGGGTGGAAATTAATTTGGCTTGGAATTAAAATGGGGATTGTTGGCTCGATAAATTGGATAATTGAACAAACAAATTCCCTATCCGAAATGATGAATAAACTTCCCGGTGTTAATATCGGAATGATTCAAAAAATTTCTACGACCTATGGTGAAGAAATCAACAAATTATCTAATGAAACAAGCCGATTTGAAGAAATGTTTAGTGCTGGTGCAGATTCGTCTGAATCAGCCTCCGAAAAAATAAAAGAAATCTGGCAAAGCCTTAGCAATACTATTTTTGAACTTAATGACGAACAAAAACAAAGTAGCGAAGAGACTGCTGATAAATATGTCGATGACCAAAATAAAAAGAAGTCGGCGGTTTCAGTTTTAAAAGACCAAATAGACTCGGTTGCCGAATCTGAAAATAGAAGTTATCAAACCACATTGTCGGGTGTTAGAAGTTCAATTAAGGCATTTCTTGCACAATCAATAGCTAAAATGATTTCGGCTGAATCATCTAAAGGGATTTTTGGGATTGCTACTGCTACGGCAGGGGCAATAGCAATTTCTGCTCTATTTGATAAAATGGTTCCAAAGTTTGCAAAAGGGGGGTCGTTTATTACTGATAGACCTCAAATGTTTATGGCGGGGGATAATCCCGGAGCAAGGGAAAGGGTAACAGTCGAACCACTTTCAAGCCCCGGTTTTCAATCTTCGGGGAAAAATATTACTGTTAATATATCCGCACCCTTAGTAGATGAGACTGTCAGGGACTCAATTATGCCCTCAATTCAAAATGCGTTGTCAATGGAACTTGCTTAGTGTTAGACCTACCATCGGTTTATACAACTGCCTTGAGCAGTCCATTTCAAGAAAATTGGATAGTTAAATTATACTCTGATAATACGAATTATATTGGGATTAGCTTTGATAGTATAACGATTGATAGTGTTAGCTATACTGGGGCAATCCTCAATTCACCATCGTTGAGAGAATCCATTTCTATTGAATCCGGGAAGGCTTCGGTGGGGAATATATCTCTTGAAGTTGCTGAATATATGGTAGGGTCTAATAAATTTAGTAAGGAGATATTTACTGGGGGATATATAAATAATACTGTTAAGATATATTCTGTTCTTAATAGCAATACAAATATCAATAACGCCTTACAATTATTTTCAGGTGTATTAAGCAGTATGACAAGTGATGAAAATGGGAAATTGAAACTAACTATAATTACAACTCGACCTTGGGATGGGATTGAAATCCCGAACCAATTATCAGATTCGGGTGTTTATGTTCCTGTTGCTTATGGTGATTATGTCAATAACAACGCTTCCTCATCGAGCCAATTCAAGCTTTATCCTTCTCCTTTTATTAATTCAGAATCTAATTACCTCAATTTCGCAACTCACGATTCAATCGGAGCCGTATATGGAAGTTATTATGATTCATCTGCTAAAGTGTTTCCATCTTTATCTATGCAAGCATCAGTATCTCAAACAAAGGATGGTGTAGATGCTATTCAAGTTTTAAATAGCATAACGAGAACGTATAGAATTAAGCCTAATCTCAATGCAAATGATTCAAGCGACTATACTGACCCATTAAAAGCCATGAATGATTCTGTGTCTGATTATGCAACCGCCTCAATTAGTGCAGATAATGATACAGTTACTAAAAATCTCAAAATAGATTTGCCAAATTTATCTGGTAAGGTTACATCAATTCTAATGTATATAAAATATGATTATATATATGACCAAGCGAATGAAAGTGGAATTACTTCCGAGGTCGCTTTGAGATATATACATAAATATGGCGAAACGACCTCAGCGGTAAATATATTTAGTGATACTTCTATAGATTCTAATGAAGTAACCTACTCCTCAAGCGGGAGTGCTGATATTGACAACTCGGGAACAAGCCATACTTCTTTATCAATGACTTCTATTATAAGTGCTAACTCGAATAAATTACCTGATGAGATTTGGATTCAGAATTATGTGTCAAACAGTCATGAAAATCCAAGCAACTCCGAAACAACTTCAGAGGCTAAAATCTATGACATTTGGTTTCAAATAACTGTTGCCGAAGATACGGACAACGAACCTTCCTCGGCAGGAAAAGAAGTTGCAAGTTTGGATACTGTATATATTGGGACAGATGGATTTAGCAAATCTTGGTCTTCTGGTACTGCGAAAACCACCCACGATGTTCATAGGGATATTCTTTATCGTCTTTTAGGTATTACTGCATCTCCGAGAGTAAACAATACGACATTGTGGAGTACGATAGATAACGAAAAGAATTGTGAGGTAAGATTTTTTACCGAACCGAATAAGCCTAACAGTATTCTTAATTATCTTGAAACCCTCGCCTATGAGGGGGGTTTTACATTTCGATTTCGAGCAACGGGCGAGCCTGTATATAATTTTATTCCAAATAGTCCAAGTACCGACCTAACATTAACGCATAGTGATATTATTGATTTAAAAATTACTCATACTCCATTAACCCAATTAACAACGAACTGGACTGTTCAATATAATAAAAGCCCGGCAGGGAGTGTATATAATTCTAAATCAACCCACACTATGTCTGAAAGATATAATTATACTGGGGTTGAAAATAAGAAAGATATAAAATTAAAGTATACAGTTAGTGATGTATCAAGAACTGGAACCAATAGAAACGACTCTTTTCTTGATTATTATACTGATGTTCTGGGTGAAATCAAACAGATGGTTTCTTTTAATCTTGTTAATCCAACCAAATTGAAGTTAGAGGTTGGGGATTTTATTTCGTTTTCATCAATGGAAATTGACTCTATGGATGGAACTTGGTCAAACAAATATATAGTAACATCAACCTCAAGGGGAGTTGGTGGAAAAATGAGCATTACTGCAAGGGAAATTTAGATGGCATATTTCAATCACGCTGATTATGATTCGGGGACGAATTTAACCTTTGAGGTAACACCCGATATTGGGATAGCAACTGGAAAAAAATTCAGCAATATTATAAGTGAATCTTTCGGGGGTATCGAATATATAGTTCAGCCACACTCGGGCAAGAAAACTTGGTCGTGGAGTTGGTCTAATATTAGTTCTTCTTTTAAGGGGGAACTGGAAACTTTTAGAAATACCATTGGTGGTAACTATAAATCGTTTACCTATAATGATGGTTCCACAAGTTATACTGTAAGGATGGCTCCCGACAGTCTCCAATTCACAGAATCACAATATCAAAGATATTCAACAAATATAAAATTAAGGGAGGTTTCTCCATCATGAAGGATAAATTAGGAATGTCCGGGGAAGTGCAAGTTTCCATTCGGAAGGGCAAAAAACAAAAAATAAAAAATGCGATACATAGTGGGTTACGTTATACAATATCCGCTTCATTGCAAGATGATAAAAGTTTTTACATGGGGGGTGGAAATTTCGGCACGGATAATTTCGCTTCACCAACAAGTGCTGAAAATGGTATTGTAGTTCATAATTCAACGCCCACTTATTACGAAACGAAAACAACTTCGGCGACCGGGAGTACTGGGGCGAATACGCTTGTTGTGGTAAGTAGCACCCGAGCAGATGG